GCAAATGAACCTCGAATCATACCCTCATTTTTTTCAGCGTTTTTATCATTCTTACTTCTATTCAACTGAGTAGATGAAGTGACATAAAGATTCAAAGCATTAGCAAGTCGTTCTTTAAAAGACTTACTAATATACAAGTACAACTGGTCTTCTCTTGTATACATTCCTCTACTATACTCTTTAGCTTCCATAACGAGATTGCCAGTCAGAAGAATATAGTCGATTCCCAAAACGTAAATGTCTTCATCAATTTGATGTTTTTTTACAAGATTCTCAAGAGTACAAATGTCGTAATTAGGTTTGTCATAGAGATGAATTTTACTTTTTTTAATGACCTCAATAGCATAGTTTAAGCGTTCTTCCTCTTCTTCGGTTAAGTCCATTTCTATGATTTGTGATGTCTCCAGCCCACTAACTATCGCCCATAGAATAACATCTACTTCTGTGTCCAGTGCCATTTCTGTTCCAACGTAGATTCCAGACAATTCACCTTTTGGATTATTTGGATTTATAACAAATTTTTCTTGCTCATAATCCCACAATTCAATAGCAACTAACGTGGCAATTTCAGACAAGGCTGTTCTTGATTTTCCCCCTCCAGTTCCAGAAGAGCATAGATGGAATTTTTTACGTCTTGCTCCATATATAATCCTATTTTTAAATCCACTAATTCCAAGTAAGCCGAAAGCTTCTCCATTTTTTAATCTTTGAATTGTTTTCTCTGCGCCCTCGCCAGCTCGTTTATAATCTCCTTCAACATGATTGTCATACTTACCTCTGATGGAAATAATCTTACCTTCATAGTGTTTTATTAACTCATTCAAATTCATATTGTCAAAATTTTTATTTTGCTCTTCAATTACACCATTGTCAATTTCAGTTAAATCAAGTATGTCACTAACGTCAATCCCTGAATTAATCATGTCACGAAGCAGACTCAACTTCTTTAGTCGATTGTAATTATAATCAAAATTTGCAAGACTTGCGTGTTCAGTTGCTTCATTCATCCATTCAATTCCATCGTTATCTTCAAACACTATTTTATAATACCTTGGTGAAATTCTGGACAGATACGCTTCTATTTCAATTGGTGTGATACTTTCTACTCCATCAACGAACAGATTATAAATACAAGTAAAGATTCCCTTGTGAAAATCTAAAAGGAAATCATCATGCGAAAGATAATAGTCATTGCTTTTCAATAACGCATTATCTTTCAATAGTGCTCCAATAATTTGAAAGCCTGTACGTGTCTCATAGTAAAGTTGTTTGGTTTTATTGTTCATCTATTTCCTCCAACAACGCAAAATCAATAGGGTCTTTTTTGCCATTGTGTTTTGTTGGCATAACTTTAATTGTTTTTACCTTTGGTCGATATTCAAATTCAGAATTAAAAGTATTTACATTTTTATTTTGGATGAAATTCTTTTTAGCATCCTCATAGACATATGGGATTATTCCCAGTCCAGTGTCTTCCATTACTTCATTGCCTAAAGTTTCATAAAAATATTTTAGAGTTAACATCATTCCGGTGTTAGTGTAGTTGTAAGGAGGTTTCCTAAACTTTCCTAGTTGCTGAAACATCATTCCCGTAGGTGTGTGTCCATATAAACCTACAATATAATAATATAATTCATCCCATCCGTCGTTTGATTGATTTGCTCTATTGTTTCTTTTCTCTAGGCAATCTGCACAATACCATCTATTTCTAAAATTAACAGCTTCAGATTTTATATTCAATTTCTCACATTCTGGACACTTTACTTTCTTCTCTACTGGTGGTTTTTTCATATTACTCCTTAGAAAAGAAAGGGGCATATAGCCCCAATCCTCTTAGTACGGAAGTTCGATACCTTCTTCTCGCATTTTATCTTCAATCATATCAAGTATGCTATACATCACTTCTACTTGCAATTTGGAACATTGGGAAAGTTTTTTACCAACTCCAAGCTTTTGTTCTGCAAGCTCTGTCATAATTTCCAATCTATCTTCCTCATGAAGTTTTTTGCCAATTTGTTGAACCTTATCCAAAAGTTCATCATAGTCATAAATAACAGCTTCATCAGCAGTTTTAAACAATGAAACATTATGTGCGGTTGGCGTGACACCATCTTCCTCTGCTTGTTTTTCAATAGCACCAACCACAGCAGATTCAAATTCATCATAGTCAAGCATGACAGCATTGGGCAGATGCTTGCCCCAACGACTTCCAGCCTCAAAGTCTCCATTACTACGCAAATACATCACGCGCTTAGTTTCACCATTTGCGTCATCAATGATTCTACAATACGCAGTCATATCTACCGCACGAGAAATGATTGCAAAAGCATTCTTATCCATTGTGGGGATAATCTTGTCTTCTTTCTCTTTGGTGATTTCATCTTTGACTTGTTTACCTTCTGCATGAGAGATGAACACAACTGTATATCCACTTTTCATAAGAGAGAGCATAGTGTCTTCAAACTCTTTTTTACACATTTTATAACCGCGTTTGTTTTCCGTTTCGTCCAAGTGGGTCACACCCTCTTTAGAACAAACATATGAATAACACATGTCATATGCAATATCACCAGTATCTACAATCAAAGTGCTGTAATGAAGTGATTCTTTTTTGCCTTTTTCAACCTCTTCTGCATCTTTAAGAAGTGGTTTCACAAAGTCCTTTTTAAAATGATTCCAGTCCTTAACTGGCACTGCTTTGACGTTGTTTAGGGCTGACCAACCTCGTTCAAAACCAACAATGAAAGGTTTTGGGAATTTAACAGCAAGAGAAGTTTTACCCACTTTTCTTGTGCCGTAAATTAGAAAGCTTTTGCCCTCAAGGGTTGCTGAAGCAATATATGGTTCTACATCAAAAATACTCATATGTTTTTATCCTTTCAGTTTTTAGTATTTGGTTAATAAGAAGAAAGAAGTGGAGTTGTTTAGACTCCACTATTTAATTTCCTTGTGTTAAAAGGGAATATCTTCTGAATCATCTTTAGATTTCGTTGATTTCCCACCCATACTACCTTTGCCTTTTGGTGCATCTTTCTTTTTGTTATTTCCACTCTTCAAATTTTCAAGAAAGTTTGCTCGTTCAACCAATGCGGCTTTAACAAAGCTTGGGGAAATATATTCTTTAGAATCCTCATCAATAATATTACCACCTGTAATCACAAGCTCACGAGTTGTGTGTTTCTTCTCGTCTGTTTTCGCTTTGCCACCAAAAGTAGACTCTTTAGTTTTTGTTTCTACAATTTGGGCAATTTTAATATCTCCCCAAATTTCAATTGTTTGTCCTTTTTCACAATCAGAAATTGCTTCAACCAACTCTTCATCTTCAACAACAAATGAAACCGGTTTAATTTCTCCATTGTGAGTAATGTAATATCCATCCACAAGCAATCGACCTGTTTCTTCATCACTTTTTACTTCCATAATAGGTGCTTTGGAAAGATAGATTACCATTTCAAAAGTACCTTTAAAATCTTCTGAAGGAATATCACCAACATACAGATTACCAAATCCCATTTCAACTTTCAAGGTTTCAGCAACATCAGACTTCCCTTCTGCTACATATTCGTCCAACTTCACTTGTGGTGTGAAACCATTAGTTCCATAAAGTCGAAGTCGTGTTGCAGGATTCTCTTCTGTTGCTCCAACCTTACTGACAAAATCTGCAATTTGGTCTTTCATTTTGTCATACTTTTTATTAGCGTCTCCATCTTTCTTTTTGGCGCTTACATAGACACCGATTTCCACTTGTTGGTCAGCTTTCTTGCCATACTGAATAACCAGTGAGCCATTAATCTTTTCTTTGTCTACACTCAGTTTATTCTCTTTAAGAACGCCACACACCTCTACAATGTTTCTTGATGATTTACTTTCTTGCGTTTTTTTCTCTGCCATGTTAAATGTTCTCCTTTTAATGTGTTTTATATTTTATAAGTCATTGTTGCTAAAACCAAAACAACTTCCCAATCATACCACAATCCCAATCCCTTAGTTAATGAATCCACAAAAGAATGTTATTCTTCATCATGAACATATTTAATTTTACTCCTACCAAATGACAATTGTTCATTGCAATCATTGACTTCAGTATATAGCGTCCAAGTACACTCGTAATAATGTTTAGTAACTTTCTCAATATTATATCGAATCCAAAAGTCCTTATAATTTGATTTAAAATAAACACGTTTAGAAGGTTCGGCGTCTACAATAATAATACCTTCCTTCAAACCAAATTCAATCTTTTCTTCATTGAATGTTTGAAACATTACATCTGTTAATAAATCAACATAGTTATAATATCCAAACATCTCTTTGACAACTGAATCTCCATATTGTACAGTGTGTTTCATATTACCTCCTACTCCTCAAACCCATTCTCATCATCTTCTGACTCACAATCACAATCATCCAAATTAACCAACTTCGTAATACTCTCCAAGTCAAACAATCGCGTCTCAATCTCGCCTTCAAGTTGAATACCAATCTTTTTCTTAGCCGCTGTGACGAGCGTGCCTTCAACTACGACACCCTAAATAGTTGTCGCCTTTACAAAACTACCCTCTTTGATAAAACCATTACTTGTAAAAATACCTTTCTGAAATTCCATGATTTCTGCCATTCTTTAAATCCTCCATTTTCTCATGTTATATTTGTTGTTTAATTACTACCTACTCTGCGATTTCCTGAATTTCAGCATCTTTTTTCTTATCCATAATCGCCTTAGTAAACTCACCAATCATCACATTTTCATCTGTAAAAGTGTAACTCTGCGTAGCTGTCTCAGGAATACCCGTAATTTTAAGCTTGGGTACAACATCTTGCCCATCAATACAATATCCAATATTCATACGTGGCACAAATGTAATAGTATCTGTAAGGATTCCACTACCCAAGCCATATGTTGCTTTAGACACGATACAATCGTTGCCAATATTTGCAACTGAAATAACTGTGTTATCTGTTTTACTCAATAC